AATCAGAAGTTGTAGCACCTGAAATTGATTCGTTGTTTTTAGCTGACCATACTTCAGTATTTGTAGCTGGTACAGATTGGATCAACATATCAAGGATCTCTAAATCGATTTCCATTGCGATATATTCACTCATGATTGAAGTTAATTCAGCTTCAGCATCTAGAGATTGGTAAGCATTTAAATCTTGAGCAAACTCAGGAGTCCAAACAGCTTTCAATTTACGAGTTTTAGCAACGATTGCTTCAGATTTTAACTTAACGTTAATTTCTGGGATTGAGATAGGATCGTTGTTACCGTTTAGTACATCGTTTTTATCTTCAAAATCACCACGCTCGTTATCAAGAGGTTGTAATTGGTAAGTGATAGTATCACCAGAGTTAAGGTTACCTACAGCACTAAATACAATTACTTCTGTTGCATTTGTAGTAGTGAATGTTTGAAGGACACCTTCGTTGCTAATACCAGAACCAGAAATGATAAACGCTCTTGAACCTAAGAAATCACCGTTTGGCATTTCAGTTTTAGCAATAGCAAGTTTCAAGTAAGTTCCGTCAATTGCAGAAGCACTGAATGCTGAATCGTAGTTAAAATCTGCCCAAGTTGTTGAACTTGTAGTTGAAACTGTTACGCCTACAGAAGCAGTGTTATTGATAGAATATCCGAATCTACCAGCACCATAAAGACCTTCTGATGGAGCATCTCCTTCAGTCAAACCGTACATTGAACCTGAACCATAAACATCTCCACCAGCAGTGAAAGGTGTTTTTTCAGTTCCATATTGGAAATCAAGGAAGAAAACTAGACCTGAAGGTAAGTTCATAGGTTGAACTGATACGAACTCTTGAGCAGCAATTTGTCCAAATACTTTACGTACCATTGGAAGTGCTACACCAGCCCATTGTTCACCTGTTCCTGGGGTAAAACTACCTCCAGCTACGCCTCCACCTGAAAGTGAAGCCTCAGTTACTAATTGCTTAGCCTGATTTTCAAGGATCATAGACATATTGTTTTTCTCAATCTCGTTATCGAGACCTTCTAACAAACCTGTCCTGTTCCATTTGCCAGCTAATCTGGCAGCATCTGACTGTAGGTTCTTCCATGAACCAGCAGATGACTCTAATAATGAATTTAATTGTGACATTGTTTTTTTTTGTTTTAAAATTATACTTATTTTTTACTTAATTCCAGCTAATTTTTGCCATCTAGAAACCTGAGAATTAACTTCCATAATTGGTTTCTTTTGAGCTACACCAGCTGATTTTGAAGCTCTACCTAGATTTTCTTTAACTACTGATTTTTTAGTGGTTGCTAAATTATCAGAAATTGTTTCAAATACTAGTTTAACTTCTTTAACTGTTTGAGCTTTATCAAATGCACTAAGTACTTTTGTTTTTTGGCTCTCAGTTAAATTTTTAGAACGGAAGATTTTGTTAGTATAGAGAAGTTTAGAATTTAATAAATTAATTTCATTTAATTCACTTCTTAAAGTCTTAACAGTAGCATAAGCTTCTGCTAATTCTTCTTTCATCTTAGAGTCACCAGCAAATTTTCTTTTACCATCAGCTTTCTCCATGTTTTCAGAATCAGCTCGACGTTGTTTCATGTCTTGCTTTTTCTTACCATGTTTAGCGCCTTCAGCATCGTCTAATCTTGCATCGTACCCTTGTTTTTCTTCAATTTCTTCTTTTTCCTCAGTGATTTCAACGTCGTCTTCAACGTTAACATCTACTTCTTCTTCGTCATCAACATCCATTTCCTCACCAGCTTCTAATTCACCAGCTTTGACCATGTCTGCGATTACGTCTTCGATGAAATCTTTAAGGTCGTCTTCTGACATATCTTCTAGATCAATTTCTTCATCTTCGTCTTTGTCTTTTTCGTCCTCTTTTTCGTCTTTCATACCATCCAAATAGCCTTCTTCTTCAGCATCAGTACGTTCGTCCTCTTTCAAGTCCTCTTTTTCGTCTTTCATACCATCCAAATAGCCTTCTTCTTCAGCATCTGTACGAGCGTTTTCATCTAACTCTTTGTCTAGTTCCGATAAAATTTCGTCTAAGTCCATTTCTTCATCCATTTCCTCTTTGTCACCTTCTTCCATGCTACGCATGTATTCAGTTTCACGTTCTGGTTTGTCATCACCTTTAAGGCCACGACGCATTACAGGATTAGAAAGTTCTTCGACAGCATCTTTATCGTAACCTTCTTCTACTTCAGCTTCAGCACCTTCATCCATATCATCCATCTCTTGTAGCTTTGCAGCAAACATAGATTTTAGTTGTGGGTTGAATGCTTCTTCTAAAGCAGCTTTTGCGTTTGCGATAGCCATTTCCTTGACAGCTTTTGCATCAGCGATTGCTTCTTTAAACATTTCTCTGTTGTTCATTTTTCCAAAAAATTTAATTGTTTGTGGAGTACGATTATTAGGAATCGTAATTTAGATTAATTTAAGTGAATACCATATGAGATGGTATATTGTTCACGTATAATGATACATATATGAAAATACTTTAAAGTCGCAAATAAAAAAAAAAGCCCGCTTGCGCGGGCTTCAGTCTTAGGATACTATCCTAAGGGGGGGTTATATAATCGGACATTGTCCGTTAGAGCATAAAATTTCTTGTAAAATAGAATTAACTTTAGAATATTTATTTTGTGAAGTAAAATCTAAACCTTCTTTAATTAAATGCATAAATGAATCTGGGTTAGAAGGAGTTGAAACAAAGTCCCAACATAATAATTCAAAATCATCTTGTACTTCTAATATACCACCTCTATCTTCTAATGAACCCATACCACGAGAAGACACACCTACTGTAATACCACTTTCAACTAATGCTTTAAGTATATTACCTGCTGGGGTAGGTAAGATTTCAATTTTACCCATTACATTATTTCCATCCCACCACATATCAGCTATGTTGTGAGATACATTTTGTAAATTGATTACTGTAGAATCTGGGTGGTCTAATTCACCCATAGCTCTATGTTCTTTAACTAGATTTTGGTATTTATCTATTTCGCGCTCCCATAAATCTTTTGAGTAGTAACGACCATTACCATTTTTAACTTCAGCCGTTGCTAAAATACCTTCTACTAAAGGTAAGCCTCTTTCTGATGTTTTTCCTTCAGAAAGCATTATACCTTTAGGTTTAAAAAGTTGAGTTTCTACTAATAATTTACTCATAAGATTATTTATTTACAGCATAGGCTGAAGTAGATTGTCCTACTTTTTTAGGATCTCTTTCTCCTGCAGCGCCACGAGATGGATTATTTTTTTCATTCCAACTTACTTCATCTTGTTCATCTATTACCTCTTCTTTAGTATAAGATTTACCACACATTTTTTCGTAAAGTTTTTCCATTTTAGCCTTTCTTTTTTCAAGGTCTTTAACTTCACGCTGCATTTCTTTCATCTTTTTCTTATCCACTAACTGTGATAAATTATCATCTTCAGTAACCATAGAAATTCTTTGATTTTTAGATTCTATAATTTCGTCAATAGCTTCAATTTGCATTTCTAAAGTAGTAATTTTACCTGCTTTTTCAATTTCAGATAATTTAGATTCTACTGTTTCCTTTTTAACTTTTTTAGGTTTTTTACCTTCTTCGTTTTCGTTAATAAGATTTAATAATGATATCATTTTATTTTCTTTTAATTCTAAATACCCAGTACCTACTTCACCTTCAGGGAAATCTTTTTTAGTAGCATCACCATACCCACTACTATCCTTTGATTTAACTTCTTTTGGAACTAATGCAACTGCATCTTTTGTGTATCCTGCTTCAACACCAAACATTCCATTTTTAGTATAGTAAATTGGATCTTTTTCTAAATTTTTCTGTACTATCTTTTTAATATCTTCTAAATCTTTTTCTGGGGCTTGTTTTGCTTCAAAGTATACACCATTCTGAAATTGGTCAAAAATTAAATTATTTTGGTTATCTTTATCAGCTGTGTCATATCCGTGAGATGCATCTTCTTCTACTTCTTTAGATACTTTCTTTTCTATAGCTTTAGCTTCTTCAGACAAAAATGAAGAAAATGCATTTTCAAATCCTTGTTTAGGAGTAGAAATATTATTAATAGGTTGCAAATCTACATAATTTTCTGAAATGATACCTCTTCTTTTGAGTTCATTTGCAGCTTCATCAAAATTAGCAATTTTTCTAATTCCGTTAGGGAACATTCTTTTTGCTTCTTTTAAAAAGACATCTTTATGTCCCTTTCCTTCTTTAATAAGGTTATATTGAGTTTGTAATGTTTTCATTCTTCTGTTTTTAAAATACTTATAATATCATTTAAATAATCAACGATTAAATCTGTTCCATATACTACTGCATATGATTTTGGGTTTTTTATGTAATAATCTTCTGTTTCTTTTTTAGCGTCTTTAAGTAAAGGTTGAATTTGACCTAATAAATCCCCTATACGATCAAACCCTTCCATTCGTTTATGATGAAAATCTTTTACAGATTGTCCTTCTTCTTCTTTAAACAAATTTTTAACTTCTAATCCAGAACCTTTCTGAACATAGTTTCCATTTTTATCTTTAGGTACTAATTTATACTTAAATGCTTTTACGTAATAATTATCTTTAACTCCATCCTCAGATGCTTTAGGACCTGGTCCTAAATCAGCACCAATTCCTTCTTTAACTTCTTTATATCCTAATTCTTTATAAGCTTCATCATTTGGTTTAGATCCTTTTAATCTAAAAGCATATGGTGTTAAATAAGATCC